ATTACACTAAACTCAAATTTTGAGATTCTTGTCAGCTAGCAGGAAAATCTCGAAAAACCTGGTAGTCCAAAAGGACTCTGACTAAATAATAAAGTTAATAAATTTCGTTAAGAAATAAAAGAGTCCAAAGGACAAAAGTTAAAATGTAATACCCGTGTTAAGGGGTGATAAGTACTGAATAAAACCAAAAACCAAATAAAAATATAACCTTATACTTATCATTTTAAGAATAATTATTTGTTTAAATCTCAAACTTATAAAAAGAAATTTAATAATGGAGTTTTAAGAAGTTTGCCAATACACACTAGAAGAGTGTGGAGGTACAACGTCTTATAAAATTTTAAGAAGTTTGCCAATACATGTTAGAAGAACATGGAGGTACAACGTCTTATTGTATTTAAGGATCGCGAGCAACATTAACGAGTGGAGGAACTCCAACTAAATACATAAAAGAAAAATCATCACCTGGAGCTCTATAAAATTGAATAAAATTCGTCTCAACAGCAGGACCAGTAGCACCAAATACAGGCGTACCCCCTCCAGTGTTGAAAACAGTTAAAATTGCAGGTGGTAGATGTCCCTTAAGAACTTTATCTATTGAAATAGGTCTTTCATTAGTATTATAAGTAGTAGCCGGGGATATATGTGATACATTATAATATGGAACTTCTATTTCAATTATACCTTCAATATTTGGTGGTATTTGATTTACTGAATTTCCCATATTGAACATAGGGTTTGTAACATTAGTAGTAATCTGTATTGGTGAACCACCTATTGAAAACCTTGAAATTAAAGTGTTAAATGTATCCTGAACACTATTAATTAAAGAAAAAGCTAAAGTTGTTGAAGAAGATTTAGCTACATAAGTACGTGTTGCATCATCCCTAGGATCAACACACATTGGTACAGCTTTAATTCGCATAGAGCCTCTCCAAAAAGCATATAAATAATAATAATATTCAAACAATTGAGTAGTTTTAGAACCACCAACAACACTAACCGGAGTTGCTACTGAAAACGGAGCAGCAACAACACAAGGATTTACGCTAGACAAAGTTAACCCAATAAAACCACCAAAACGCTTAATTAATTGCCTAATAGACATAATCTTCTCACCTATACAATGCGCTTCTGGTGACCAATTAGATGATATCATATGCGTATCTATAGAAGTTGGATGTTGTCCATGCTGTGCATCATTTCGTTGAATAGCTTCATTTTCACCCATAACTTGTGCAATAATCCTTTCTGGATTTTCTTCAATTGATCGCTTAATTCGGGGATAAACATTATTATCATATTCTTCTTCTTTTTCCTCTTCTTTAATTTGACTCTGAAGAGCAGTAAAAGTACCCGAATAAGGTACATAAGAAGGTGAACAGGGTGCAGCAAATGTCAAATCTGGTCCACCAGAAACTTCAGCTATGACATCAATAGCTTGATGTACATTGTTAGCCGCAACTAGTTGATTCAACACTTCAATACGCACAATACCTGTAACGGCATTATACATCATCACATTATCTGTTCCCAACCATGAAGCTTCTGGTCGTATACAAAACATCCAAGGTCTAGTTGACACATAAGGTACAGTAAATGAAACTTCAGTAGAAGTACGCAAATCAACTATAAGTTTCTGAGAGCGAGATACATCAACATCACCGGTAGAAATAGTACTATTAAAGTAAAATGGTATAAAAGAAATACGTAAACGTCCAGAATGAAATTGTGTTTTAACAAACTTGAATGTATATACTAATGAACCTCTCCAATAACCATGTGCATTAGCAACATAACCCATATGTGTACATCTAAATCTATCCAGAATAGTATCTGAATAAGATTTAATCTTCATAGGTGTAACATAATTATTCCACAATTGGGTACCAGTTGCAGCGCTTGTATTCCATGTAAAACGATCCCAATAATTTGGAATAGAAAGAACATGTGACAAATCCATTTCATCTGAAGAAGTTCCAGCCAGACCAGGTTTAGTCTCGATCTGATTTTCTGCTGATAATGCCATTTTATGGGAAGTATCAGCACCATCAAAATTAGCCATATGAGTTTGACCACGCAACTTAGATTCACACGGTAAACCTTGAAGAGTTGGTTTAGAAAATCCTAACATCTTAAAAATATTAGAAGCTTGTGATGATATCCATGCAGGTTTCGTAAATAAATTCCCTAAAACAGGTATGCGAGACATAGTTGATAAACCTTCAGAAACTTGACCAATACCTTTACTAATGGTACCATCATCCTTTAATTGTTTAATTTCAGATAATACTTGAGCGAAGATTTTATCAGGTTTCTTAGAATAAGATTTGTCACCCCATATTTGACGCACATCCCTTTCGGTAAATTTACCAGCAGACATTTTCTGCCCCAAAGAAGCAAAATTAGGTGAATTTCCAGTATAAATATTAGCACCAGTTGGATATTGAATATCTACATCTTCTAAATGAGCCCAAACAGTGTATTCTACAGAACCAGTTCCTGATATTTGATCTCTTAATTGACTATATACAACTAAATATATAGACCCAAAAGATCCTTGGCCAGTAATTAAATTGTAATACACATGAGGTGAAACATAAGGCATACGCATCTCAATTTCTGTTCCTACACTAAGATCAAGATCAGTTCGTGGACACCCAGATCTTCCTTGCAATGTGGCATTAACTAATGCTACTCTATTTGGCATATACTGTGCATACGGAAAATATTGCAGCATTAATCTACCTTGCTGGAAAGGTTGAGAATTAACTTGTACTTTAACTACTAAAGTAGCACGCAATCCTACAAATCCAGTTAATTTTTCTTGATACATAGCATTAGAAATCAACGCTTCAGGAAAATTAGTAGTATATAATTGTGAACCAGCACCCTCAGGCACAATACTAGAGGACCAGGTTCCAGTGTGAATAATAATAGGTCGGGACAAAAAATCTTTAACAGTATGTATCCTGGCTTCGCGAGTTGTCATATCTAAATAAGAAGTTGACAAATTAACGATGTCAGGAACAGCGGAAGTCGACGGCGTAACACCTTCACTAGAAAAATGAACAATTTCTCTTTGTTCTGAGCTAAGCTGACGATCTTCAATAATATCATTTGAATTTTGAGAAGTAGCAGGTAAATTTCTTAGACTTAAAGACTACCTAATCTATAAAGTCGCATTGAGGATACCCTGGATATTGTGGGGCTGCCACTAGGCATCCTGGGCCGTAAACTTAAATAAGTAACCTAGTTACTAAAATAGCATTACCTTCCTTTTATTAACCTCAAATATTTGTATAGGAAGGCAAGATCACATTTTAGCCTTAAAATTGGTACAGTTCATCTGATAATGTTTCCACATCCATCAGATACTGTTCATATGTTAGTATTTGGGGTACTTCAGGCAAATCATCTACTAACTTCATGATTCCCTTGTATAATTTATTATATTCATCACGACCATGTAAAACAATTTCACGAAAAGCTGTATCAATATTAGTCATTAAAATAACATCTGGATCTATAGTATTACGGGTCCAATTCAACATTTCATAAATAACTTCAATCTTTAAAGGGGCCACTATTCTATGTAACTCAGGACATTTTCTAAAACTACGTTTCAGAAAATTAACTTCCTCTAAAGTTCTAGATTTAACAATATGCCCACTTTTTGCTTCATCAGTATATTCATGTTTCATTTCTTTCATTACAACACTAATGGTTTGCTGATTAAAAAGATCTAAAACCTCTTCACTAATGTTCAAAACATTATCATCACCATAAGCAATCATAGATACATACTTACGGAAACATTTCATTGACATTAAAGAACGTTTATAACGTTCCATAATTTTAATCCAAGCAATCCGCATAATCATCATATTATATAAACAATTAATTATAACAGTAAATGGATTACCAGATGGTTGTGAATGAGTCCACATGTAAACATTATCATCATAAATATGTACAGAATGAACCAAATGGGCCCACAATCCTATACAAATTTTAAGAGTTTCCAAACCTTCCTTGGTATCAAAATCAATAAATTGTTGTAACCACGGTACATATATTCCCCAAAATATTTCCCATAAAATCTGAGCAACCAAAGAACCATCAAAATTACCAAAATCACCAGCAATAACTCTCTTACCTTTCTTGGATAATTTTTTTGCAATACGTTCCCAATCATAAGAATAAGGATTTGTACCAACACCAATTTCATTATCTATTCTATTATGCATTAACCAAGCTGCAAAAGGAAGAAAATATTGTCTAAAAGCCACAACAAAATGTTGAGGACCTGCAGAAAATACCCGAGTTTTACCAACATCCACTTTAGCATTATCTCGTCGCTCATCTTTCAACGTATCAACAAAAATCACGTTAGATATCTTTCCGTTCTTACAATCCTCAAGTAATTTATTTACATCGTTACGCAATGACAATGCATCCTTACTAGTAAAATCAAATACCTCACTGTTACCCATCCAACGAGTTTTCCCTGGAAAACCTTTATTTTCCAAAGAATAAGGGTACCCGGGTGACGTTGTACGATTAATAGCACACATAAATTTATCATCAAATACACCCATAATAGCTTCCTCATAAGTTAATATTCTCTGGTACTTATGTTTATCTAACATTGTATTGTAACATGTTGACACCAATTGAAAAACATCTTGAGCTGCAGATGCAACATATTCTTCAGGTAACACTGCAGTTTCCACACCACATTTCTTCAAACCATTTAACAAAGGATTATGAATTTTACCATTAATCAAAGTTGGACGTAACAATGCTGGTCTAGTATATGGCACAGACAATTTACCATAAATCTTAGACGGTAAAATAGATGTTTTCACTGCTTGTCCAATACGTTTATCAGCAATACCAATAGGGCAAAACAATCCTTCAGGTAATTTGGGTTCTGCTAACACATTTACATTATCGGGTGCTTCAAAATAAAATTGTGTACTAATATTTTTAATATCTTTACCCTCTAATTTTTTAAACGCATCTAATAAAATTTCCTGATTCAATGGACAAGCATAGCCAAATTCTTCACCAGTACCAGCAATATGCATTCCAATAAGTTTACGTTCAATACTATGATTATACAAACCTATTAAAGAACCACAATCACCAACTTGTGTAGGTGCATTATATTCATAACAATCTCTCTGTGTATAGCTATCTGATAAATAATCATATCCATCTTCTGGATAATAAATCCTAATTTGTTTATCAAGTGGGCGTATAGATGTCAACCATTGATAAGCTCTATCCAATAAACCATCGTGTTCATGATATGTAGCCATAGAGCCTTTAAATTTTCCATTAAGTCGACCTTGATCACTAACTTTAACAAAATGCTTAATCAAATTAGCGTGTGGATGACACATCTTATTATGCAAATTAACAACAACACAATCTCGTGCTTCTCCATTTTTAAACTCAATTTGCACACAATTATTAGTTAATGTGAAAGAATCAACGCCAACTTCGATAAAATGACATAAAGGAACTTGTATTAAATCAGAAAAATTTCCTTGTTCACCACCTTGAGAAAAATAAATAATGGTACTTGGTGCTAATTTTCGAGCAAAAAGAGCATGTAAAAAATGGTAAGGCATAACAAAAACCCAACCACTCACAAACGTACAATTTCCTAAGGAGTATCTTTTTTCACCACGCTTATACGATAGTCTATAAGTACCTTTACGTAATGTATCTGTTACGAGATGATGAGCTGCAACATCACTAAAGCCTTGAACTCTAAACTGCTCATCTATACCTTCAACTACTGGTCGAGAAATTTTATTGGTTTTAACATCACCAGATACACCAACTTCTACTTTTGGTCGTTTCATTTTAATAGTTTTATTATCACCTGAAGTACCAACTTCTACCTTAACCATTTTCGTCTTAATAGTTTTGTTATCACCAGAAGTTCCAACTTCAGCTTGAGCTTCTAAAGCATTTTCAAACCATTTATACATAGCAAACCCAGATAATAAAATACCTATAGCCCCAAAAATAGTCAAATATGGGTGTTTCTGCACAATACCAGTAACTTTCTCTTTCATCGTAACAAAATATTCCTGAAGAGATAACAAACAATTATCAATTCGAAGCAAATATTTATCCCATTTAGTTGGTAGGCGTTTAGATTGTTTAAATTCCAAATACTTATTAAATTTGTCAACGTTATCAGCATAATCACTTTCTATATCAATCATATCTTGACCTTCTTGAATACGTCTAGCAATATCATCGATAAAATATTTACTATCAAAATCTAAACGCTCACATTCTTCAAAATGGTCGGGTAACATTTGAGCCATTGGTCTAGCAGCAAAATCCTCCAACCATTTAATTTTATTGATAGCACTCTCTTTTGCCTCCTTCCACGAATTGCAAATAATGTCAGATAATTCATAATAATCAATTGGTTCACCAACATCAATCCAATTACTCTCACTATCAACATCACGTGTCATCTTCTGAAATTCATAGATCGATAAATCTATAGCCTCCTTCTTTGATAATTTACTTTTATCCAAAATCCTATATTTCTCACCAGTATTACTTTTCTCTCTGATGATAGATTTATCTACATTAGGTTGGACTCTATAAGCATGACCAGTCATACGATTAAAGAAAGCATCTGCATATGTTAGAGATTGAATATCAACATTGAAATCATTAGTAGTATAAATCATCAATTCAGCAGTAGAAAAAGTATTTTTATCAGATAATGCAGCCATATGCAAATGTTGAGGAAAAGTATTACAAGATCGTATCACCTCAAAAATTTCTGGATTAGCTGTTGTCTTGTCATCTTTCTTTTGAAAGCATCATCATAAATAATAATTTTTTGATTTTTATAACCATCCCAAAATTCAGTTTCAACTTGTCTACCATAAACATGATGTTTAAAATCATCTTTACCAATCAATCCCATTTTACGAAGAACATCAATACACAAAGGATAAACCATTTCTGTTTTTCCAATACCAGATTCGCCAACAAGCCACAAACATATTGGTTTCATCTTGGGACCACCTCCTTTTACCGGAGATCGAGTAACATACTGATACAATTCACGAGCTGGAACCAAAGTCACAGCTATCAAACGAGAAATTTCCTTATCATGTTCCAATAATTTATCAGCTTGATATGCTAAACCCTTAATATACAGCTCTTCCACTTTATTCGCTACATTTATATCTGTATCAATTTTATTACGCTGATCCAATTCAATATATTGACGTACTTCTTCAGCCCAAGCTTTAATTTCCATATGTTGATTTTCAAAACGCTTCAATTCTTCACCCGATTTACCTAAAATCAACATCTTAACTTCATCCAAAGCAATATTAAAATACTCAGAACAATAATCATATATTCTTTTTGAACCACTCACGGCTTTTGGAATTCTATCTAAACGCAAAATAAAACTATCCCAATCTTTCTTTCCAGGTATCTTTTTAATTGCAACAAAAGCTAAAACAGAAAACAAAATTTTACCACAAATAGAGAACCAAGGATGATAAACAACATCTTCTGTATTCATTTGCGTAACTATAAATTTACCTTTAAGTTCGGTAATAAGATCTACAACAGATTGATCAAAACCATAAAATTTTACCACAAAGATTAAAATAATTGCTAAAGCCAATTTGTATTTTTCCATCCGCATCATCAAACTCACTATCAAACAAACCACTACAACTTTTGTAATATCTTCACACATTCCTTTTACAGAACTCGTAGTTTGCAATATGGTAGCTTGAATATTAGCTTGTAAACCAGGCAAAGAATTTTCCAAAAAATTGCACATGCGATTGAGATTAATGTTCATATCATCCAATTTGAGTGGTGTAGAATGTAAAGCATTTTTAATTCCACTCATCATCTGACAACTAGTTCTATTATTATATTGTTTAATTTCATATCGCAAATGTTTAATTAAAGTTTTAATTTTATCATCCCGGCGTTTCAATGCATTTTCCAACTTCACAACTCTAGGGTCGTTATTGCGAGGATGTGAAGGGCGCGATTGAACAGGACCAGGATTCAGTTCTATATCTCCAGATAATAATAATCTCATATGTTCTCCCAAAACATCAGGGTATGGTACGAGATCAACAATTTCATCAAACAAAATTCCTTCCCTTAAATAAGAATAAAGAAAATAATACCAATAAACAGACACTGGAAGAGAGCAAGTAGTAAATCTATAATTTGAATTTGTTACTAGATGCCCACTAAAATCATGATTACGAACAATTTCATTATATAAGTCAAACCAA